GCTGGTGCAGTACCAGCAGATGGCGAGCGAGTTCATCGAGTTCCTGCGCCCGCAGACCATCGTCGGCCGCATCCCGAACATCCGCCGCGTGCCCTTCAACATCCGCGTCCCGCGCCAGACCACCGGCGGCAGCGCGAGTTGGGTCGGCGAGGCCGCGCCGAAGCCGCTGACGTCGATCGCGCTTGATTCCGTCACGCTGAAGTACAAGAAGCTGGCGACTATCGCGGTCATTTCGGAAGAACTGGCCCGCTTCTCGTCCCCGTCTGCCGAACTGATCATCCGCGACACGCTGGCCGGGGCCATCATCCAGCAGATGGACTCCGACTTCGTGAACCCGGCCAACGCGGGCACGTCTGACGTCAAGCCGGCCTCGATCACAAACAGTGTTTCCGGCATCCCGTCGACGGGCAACACCGAAGCCGATGTCCGCAGCGACATTCAGGCCGTCTTCGCTCCGTTCATCGCGGCGAACCTGACCCCGGCGAACGGCGTCTGGATCATGTCGGCGACCACGGCGCTCGCCGTATCGCTCATGGTCAACAACCTCGGCCAGCCCGCATTCCCCGGCGTCAACATGTCCGGCGGCACATTCCAGGGCATGCCGGTCATCGTCTCCGAGGCGGTCGGCAACATCGTCATCCTCGCCAACGCGTCCGACATCCTGTTGGCCGACGACGGCCAGGTCACGATCGACACCAGCCGCGAAGCCAGCCTGCAGATGGATTCCGCGCCGACGAACCCGCCGGTTGCCGCGACGGTGTTCATCTCGCTCTGGCAGCAAAATCTTCTTGGCATTCGCGGGGAGCGTTATATCGACTGGACCAAGGCGCGCGCCGCGTCCGTGCAGTATCTCTCCGGCGTCGCGTGGGGCCAGCCGGGCACCTAATCGCCGGCTGGTGTAGAATAGTGGTGCGCCTAGGCGGCCAGCCGAAAACCCGACCCCTCCGGGCTGGCGCACTTTCAACCGATGCATTGAAGCCGCCGCAAGGCGGCTTTTCTTTGGAGGAAGCGATGCGAATTCTTGAGGCGACGTGCCGGTGCCCGTTTGGTGTTGGCGTCAAGGAAAAGGGCGAGCGATTCGAGGCGACGCAGCAGGAGGCGGCAATCCTGGTGGCGTTGCAGCGGGCGAAGTACGTGGACGATCCGCGCGACGAGATTACGCGGACGAAGATTGTCGAACCTGTGACTGTGACTGCGCAGGCTGCTGAGTCTGAGTCTGCCGCTACGGCCGATCACGTCGACGAAACGCCTGCCGATGAACCGAAGGGCGAGCCGGAACCCGAGAAGCCGGCCGATGCCGCAGAAGTGCCGCGCCAGAAGCGCCCCTACCGTCGTCGCGACATGCAGGCTGAAAAGTAATGAGGCTATGGCCGTTCCATCGCAAAGCGCAGTCGCAGCTAGCGTCGGTGGACTCGCGCCATAGCTGGTGGCATACCGTCTACGAATCGTTCACCGGGGCGTGGCAAAAAAACATCGAGGTCAAGCGCGAATGCGTGCTCGCCTACTGGGCGGTGTATTCGTGCATCAAGCTGATCACTGGCGATATCTCCAAGATGCGGGTCAAGCTCGTGGAGATGGGCGAGAACGGGTTGTGGACAGAGGTGATGAAGTCGCCGTTTCTGCCGGTGCTGCGGAAGCCAAACCACTATCAGACGCGGCTGCAGTTTTTCTCATATTGGGTGACGTCGCTGCTGGTCAGCGGGAACACGTACGTCATGAAGGTTCGTGACGGGCGGGGCATCGTAGTCGCCATGTACGTTCTGGACCCATGCCACGTCAAAGTTCTGGTCGCCGATGATGGCAGCGTCTTCTATCAGTTGCGCGGCGACAATCTCGGCGGACGTGGTGAAATCCTCGACGTCACGGTGCCGGCGTCGGAAATCATCCATGACCGGATGATGTGCATCTTTCATCCGCTTGTTGGCGTCTCGCCGATATTCGCGTGCGGGGTCGCCGCGACCCAAGGCTTGGCGATCCAAGAGAACAGCGCGAATTTCTTCCTCAACGGGGCGATGCCGGGCGGCATCATCACGGTCCCCGGCGCGCTGAACAAAGATCAGGCTGACGTCATCAAGGAGATGTGGAACACGAACTATGGCGGCAAGAATCGCGGCAAGACTGCGGTCCTTGCTGACAAGATGGAATACAAGCCGATGACCATCAATGCGGTTGACTCGCAGGTTGTCGAGCAGTTGGAAATGACGGCGAAGATGGTTTGTTCCACGTTCAATGTGCCAGCGTACAAAGCTGGTGTCGGCGATCCGCCATCGGATACCAGTGTCGCTGAGCTGAACCAGCAGTATTACGACCAGTGCTTGCAGACGATTATTGAGGGAATTGAAAGCACTCTGGACGAGGGGCTTGGTCTCACGGCAGTTCCGGGCAAGACGCTTGGGGTCGAGTTCGATTTGTCGGCCCTGATTCGCATGGACCCCGCCGCGCAGATGGAGTTCGTGGAGAAGGGCGTCAAGGCTTCGGTGCTGGCTCCCGACGAAGGACGCCGCATGTTCGACCTGCAGCCGGTCCCCGGGGGCGCCTCGCCGATGGCGCAGCAGCAGAATTTCTCGCTGGCTGCGCTTGCGAAACGTGACGCTTTGGCTGATCCCTTCGCGAAGTCGCAGACTGAAACGCCCCCGGCGCTGCCGGCGCCCGAAGATAGCGGTGCCGATGACGCGAACGAAGAAGTAGCAAGAGCGCTCGCCGCGATTCTGGAAAAGGAATTGGCCGATGTCAGTTACGAATAAAGACGCGTCGGTCATCCGTTCGCTTGCGGAGGTGGTGAAAGATCACGTCCGTAAGGCGTTTGGAACGCTGGCGAAGCGTCTTGATGATGTCGAGTCGCGGGTTGCGGCTATTCCTGCGGGCGCCAAGGGCGATCCGGGCGCTGATGGTGCTATCGGTCCTGTCGGCCCCATGGGATTGCAGGGCGAGAAAGGTATCGATGGTGCACAAGGCCCGGCAGGCGAGCGCGGGCTTGATGGTGCCGTGGGCGCGACTGGCGAGCGTGGCGAGGTCGGCCCGGCTGGTGCCCAGGGCGAACGCGGTTCTGATGGGCTGCAAGGCCCGGCTGGCGCTGATGGTCTCGCTGGCGAGAAGGGTGCAACCGGTGCCGATGGCCCCATGGGTCCAATGGGCGCCTCAGGTGAGCAAGGCCCGATTGGCGAGCGTGGCGCGGATGGTGCCGCTGGTGCTGATGGAGCGCAAGGCGAGAAAGGCGAACCCGGCCCCGAAGGTGCGCGCGGCGAGAAAGGCGACCCAGGAGAACGTGGCGAGACTGGCCCCCAAGGCGAGCCGGGCGAACGTGGGAAAGACGGGGCGCAAGGCGCCACTGGCGCCGATGGTGCTGCCGGTCCAGCGGGCGAACGAGGCGAGAAAGGTGAACCGGGCGAGCGCGGTGAATCTGGCGAGGCTGGCCCCGCTGGCATCAATGGTGCCGAAGGTGCGCCCGGCGAGAAGGGCGACCCGGGGGCCGAAGGAAAGCCCGGTGCCGATGGTCGCGATGGTGCCGATGGCAAAGACGCGCCTGCCGTCACTGCCGAGGAGGTCAAGGCACAATTGGTCGAAATTCTGAAGTCCGACGCAAGGCTTGTTGCCGAAGTCGTCGAACGGTACTTGCAGGCGAACCCGCCTGCGAACGGCAAAGATGGTCGTGACGGTATTGACGCTCCGGAAGTCACTGACGAAAGGATTGACCGTTCCGTGGCTTCGTTCATCGCTCGGAACCCGCCCGCTGCTGGACGTGATGGCCGTGACGGTCAGGCCGGTATCGCTGGTGCTGCCGGCGAGCGCGGCATCGATGGTAAGGACGGCGTTGACGGTCGCGATGGAATCAACGGTGCCGATGGCATCGGCTTCGACGACCTCACGGTTGAGCATGATGGTCTCCGTGGCGTCACGCTTCGGTTCACTCGCGGTGCCACGGTGAAGGAATTCCCGATCGTGCTGCCGATTGTTGTCGATCGCGGCGTCTTCAAGCCTGGAACGACGTACGAGAAGGGCGACGGCATCACGTGGGGCGGTTCGTTCTGGATCGCGCAGAGAAGCACGGAGGCGAAGCCGGAAGTCGATGATTCGTGGCGTCTCAGCGTCAAGCGCGGGCGTGACGGCAAAGACGGCGCCAACGGCAAAGACTTTCAGCCGCCTAGCACGGTGAAACTGCAATGACCATGCTCGTATCACTGGCTGAAGCTAAGCTGCATCTGCGAATTGACGATGACGACTCCGGCGGTAGTGACGATGACCCGGACCTGACGCTGAAGATCCATGCGGCGAGCGGCGCGGTTTTGAATTACATCCGCGCCAGTGAACCGACTTTCTTGGACAGCAGCGGAGACGTGATCGTGGACACCAGCGGCGACCCCGTTGGTATCCCATACGAGGTCAAGGCGGCAACACTTCTGTTGCTCGGCGACCTCTACAAGGAACGCGACGCGGTGAATGCGGCGGAATGGGAGCACGGATTTTTGCCGCGCTCAGTTCTGTCGATTTTGTACCCATTTCGCCGGCCAACACTGGCCTAGCCCGTTCGGCTATGAGGCTTGCGAAAGGCGGCTAGATTTCGTAGTCTTCCATTGCGGTTTGGCACAGCGCGTCTCAACGCTTGGCCTTGCGTCGCTTCTCGACTCGACTTACCGCATCGCACTGCATCACAACGCAACGGAAACACCCCGAAGGGCTGCCGAGCAATCGACGGCCCTTCGCTTTTGAGGGCTTCTAATGGGACTTCGCGCTGGTCGGCTGCGCCATCGACTATCGTTGCAACGAGAGGTCGAGACACGCGATGCCAACGGGAACCGCACCAAGGGCTGGGCGGAGGTCTCGAAAATCTGGTGCGGTGTCGAGCCGATCAGTGGTCGCGAGTTGATCGCGGCGGCTTCAGTTGCGTCCAAGGTCTCGGTTCGGGTGATCGTCCGCTATCGGCAAGACATCGTTCCAACGATGAGGATCGTGGACGCGCGCCGAAACCGGTACTACGACATCTTAGCCGTGCTCGACGACAAAGATTCGGGTTTGGAATATTCCACATTGATGTGTTCGAAGGGAGCTAACGCGGGCTGATGCGCTTCGTAGTTGCGTGCACAGGCCCGTCGATGAGCGCGGAACTGATGGATCAGGTTCGCGGTTACTCAGTGATCGTGGTCAACGGAGCCTTCCGGCTGGCCCCGTGGGCGCTGGCCTTGGCGGCAAACGATTCGGCATGGTGGCAGGCGAATCCTGACGCGATGCAGTTCGCGGGTGAAAAGGTGTCGTTCAATTCGATCCCGGGCGTGATGCGCTTGGTTGCAAACGGGATGACGCCTTCAACGAACTCGGGCGTTCTAGGGCTTCAAGTGGCCAGCCATTTCGGGGCTACTTCGATCGTCATGATTGGCGCTGACTTCCACGGCGACCATTTCTTCGGGAAGTACGAAGGCCGGTTGAAGAATGCGACGCCAGAGCGGCGAAAGCTTCACGCGCGACAGTTCGAGGCATGGGCAGCGGTGAGCCGAATTCCGGTCTGGAATGCGACGCCGGGTAGCGCGTTGCGCGTCTTCCCTGTTGTCACGCTGGCCGAAGCCTTGGCCGCATGAGCAAGGAGCATCGCGGACGCTGGGCGGGTGCTGAGGTGGTCTGCGTTGCCAGCGGGCCGAGCCTTACGGGTGAGGATTGCGAGGCGGTGCGGTGCTGGCGTGAAGCTGGCGACGATCGTCGAGTTGTCGCGATCAACAACACGTATCAACGGGCGCCGTGGGCTGATGTTCTCTACTCCGGCGACTTGCCTTGGTGGGATCACTACGTGCATTGCTGCAAGGCTGGCGAATGGCCTGAGTTCAGGGGCGAGCGTTGGACGCAGAGCGCGTTGGCGACGCGGCGACATGGCATCAGGTGGATACGGGCCGAGTCCGGCGAAGGGCTGCGAAGCGACCGAATCTTCACAGGCGGCAACAGTGGCTATCAGGCGCTCCAACTCGCGGTTTTGTTCGGCTCGAAACGCGTGATCCTGCTGGGCTATGATTTGAAGAAGACGGGTGGGCGAGGCCATTGGCATCTGGATCACCCGAGAGAAATGGGGAACGGGACGCGGCATCATGTCTGGGCGCAGAAGTTCGACAGGCTGGCACCGATGCTGAGTGCTGCTGGTGTTGAGGTCTGCAATGCGACGCGGGAGACGGCGATTCGCCTGATCCCTAGGGTTGAATTGGGCGAGGCATTGGGAGCATTGGTTTGAAGATCGCGATCACGCTGTTGACGTGCGGGCGTGTGGACTACACGAAGACGACGCTGGATACGTTGGTGGCGCAGAACCCAAATCTGGTGAACGATTTCATCCTGCTTCACGGTGACGATGTTTCGACGCCATCTGAGCGATTGGCGAGCATCGATATCGCCGAGGCAGCAGGCTTTCAAAGCGTTTACGTTCCGAAGGCGCAGATTGGTGTTTCCGGGATGACTGAGGCCTTGTTCGTAGAGGCAGCGGCGCGAGGTGCCGATGCGGTCTTGAATCTGCAGAACGACTGGCTGAGCCTGCGGCCGATCCCTGTCGACGAGATTCTGGAAGTGCTGGAGGACGAGCAGGTCTACTGCGTCCGCATGTATGGCGCCTACAAGTCTTCGCATGGTCGCTGCGGCATCCATCACGGCGGCAGGAAACCTTTGGCCGTGGTCGAATGGATGAGGCATCAGGTTCCGGGCTACGAAGTGGGCGAAATTCATTGGGGCCACCCGCCTGCGGTGACTCGGATCAAGGAGGCGTTGAAGCTGACGGCCGGAGCGAAGTCGGAATCCGATTCCAGAATGCGCAGCGGAAAGTTGACACGACTTACGGCGAGAGTCATCAACAACGTGTTCAACCACATTGGCGCGGAACGGACGGAAGGCTTCAAGGCATGAAGACCTTTCACGGCTACAAGTGGCCGGATATCGCGGATGCCAACGTGATGCGGTACATCAATCATGCCGAGGACATGCGGGTTGCGCTGCGGCACGTCAGGAATCGTGGCGCTGTCGTACAGGCTGGTGGTCATTGCGGTATTTGGCCGCTGTGGCTGGCGAAGAAATTTCAACGCGTCTACACCTTCGAGCCAAACCCGGACAATTGGGAGTGCTTGCA